AGCTTATCTTTTTCTAACTGCATAAATACCTCCTAACCTTGCTTTATTTCGCTTTCAAACAATTTGTTATATTCAACTTCAGCATTAAACGTTTTCAGTTCCTCAACTGTTTTACTTTCTAAACTATGTGATAGAGTTGTTTCGGCAATCATTGAAACAGTCGTATGCCTCCTCATTATCTCGCTCATTTCAATAAATTTCTGAACGCTTACATTTACATACTTTTCGGATCCGTCCTCGGTATAGAACTTCCAGTTACTGTACTCTACATTCATCAAATCACCCATTACTTGAGTAAAGTCCAGTTTTCCACCTTTGGATATTTTGCCCATTAATCCAAGAATGAATTTCAAAACTAAACTGAATAATATTTTGGTTATATTACTTTGGTCTATTGTCCTGTTATGTTGTAAATACTTAGTTCCTTTCACTTCAAACTCAAAAGGTTTTTTCTCCCTTTCAATTCTCAGTTCATAAAGCTCCTGTTTTAATTTTTCAATCTTCTCTTCCTTCTTATACTTGATCTGATTATTTTCGATATACTCAAATTCAGATAACTCAACTGTTTTGATTTTATTATTTTCTACAAGTTCGTTATCTGCAAGAATGTATTTTCCAGCCTTATATAATTCCTCTTTTGTCATTCCCCTTAATTTACCTTTTTCTAAAATCGGGTTGAGAAATTCGATTTCTGAAAAAATATGATTTTCTTTGTTAAAATCTGGGAAAAATAAATTCGGATTTTTTTCGAAATTTTCTAAGCTTGAAATAACAGGTCTTGCTATTATCTCAAGAGTATCTTTGTTATAAATATTTAATATCATTTTTTTGACTCCTTATATTTTATTTTTTGTTGCCCTTAGTTTAAAAATTATTCGTTAATTTTATTAAGCTCAACCGCAAACATAAGATACAGTAAAAAGAAAAGCTCCAACTGGACGTTCATCTAATTTAAATTTTAAGTTTCCGTCAGGATGTAGAATAAAATTTGTTATCCCTTTTTCAAGACTGATCGCGGAAATATTTACAACCGAAACTGGACGAAATCCTTCTGGCATTTGTAAAAGCGTTTCAGCATTGCTTTTTCCACTAAAAAAACTTTTGCTGTCCACGCTTAAAGTCGCTATATTGCCTACTTTTGTGATAACAGCATAGGTTAAGTTTGGATGTGAAAAAGTATGCGTTTTAACTTCACACAATTTTACCATTTTATCCGAAAGCGGCTTGTTACTTATAGCTCTAAATTTAGAACTTTCGTTATAAGTCAGGTTAGTATTTTCTATACACTCGTAATAGAATTTTGTAACATTATCATAATAAAACTTACCTTTCGTTTTATTGCCGATGTCCTGTATGTTTCCACCAAATTCTAGTCCTGCTATTTTTTCTAATTCAGCAATCAAATTCGAAGTAGTTACTAAAGTAGATGGATTCATAAGCATTGTTGCTCCGTTAGAATTATTAATTTCTGTTATCAAGTCAATTTCTACTGTTGCTAAATTTATTCCATTTGTTGCAGGCATTACATCTGGTTCTTTCGCTCTAGTTATACTGTACAGTATTTCGTTTCCAGTTCCAGTTTTCGCATAGAGTCCTATGGTTTGTATTTTATAACTTGTATTTACTGTTGAATTTGTAAACACTGCATTTAATCTTACTCTTGTTCCTTCTTGACTTATTTTAGACATACTTACCGTTTGCTTTATCTCATCTATATTTGTTAATTTTGATACATCGGTTGAATCTTCATAGATTTTACTTGATGTAATCATCCTTGTAAAAATTATCTGTTTGTTATTTGCTAAAGTATCGGCTATTAATGCTCTTCCATTATCTGTTATCGTAGTATCTTTAAATATTGCCATTTTTTACCCTCCTATAATATATTTTTTACCATGCATAAATCCTACAGTTGCGTTTATACTAAATACTACATTCGGAAGTTTTGCAATTATTTCGTATTTCGCATAACTTATTACCCCATTTGATACATAAATTTTATTTTTAGATTTAGGAGTAAGTATGTTGATACTCTTAAATCCTAAGTTTGCTGGTAATATCATTTTTAGCATATTATTTAATTCACCATATTTCCTAGAATCATCAAATTTAGTTGTTATTCCTAGTTCATAATTATTAAAATTAGGCTTTAATTCATAATTTCCTACTCCGCATAGTTGGTTCAATCTCTGAGTTAAAACTTTCCAGGTGTATGGAATTTGGTCATTCCAATATGTTAGAACTCTGAAAATTCTAATTTCCAATGTATCGTTTTCATACCTATGCAAATTTAACATTTCTTCAAATTTACTTATTCCATCTTCATCACAATATTGTATAAACTGGTTATTAAATACCTTTTTAAATAAATCCCACAAAGTTTTAAATTCAGGTTCTTCACTTTTCATTATTTGTCTAATTTCTCTATATTCCTGCATAAAATCAGGTAAATATTCCAATAAATTTACATTTATAATTTCTAAAAATTTCATACAGATATACCCCCAAATGTCGGAATTTCATATTCTGTAAGTTGTAAATTATCGGGACTACCATTTAAAGTTGTATTCTGAATATCCAAAATACCATTCACGTCAAGTATTCTAGCCTCAAGTCTTGAAATTCTCACAACTAAATTATTGCTCGTTATTTCATTTTTCAAAGCCCAGGTTTTTCTAAGTTCCAATAAATATTTTTTAACAATCTCTTCAACTTTTAACTTCACAAGTGACCATGTATAGTTTGGTTCAAAAGAAATAGTTGTTGCGATATTCACTGGTACATTAGTTGTACCTTGAACTGTGACAATATGTCCTATTGGAGCAACACCCAGACCTTGAGCATCCATTGTAGGATCTATTATATCCTGAACTTTTTTAATCAGAATTGTACTTGCTTGGTTAAAATCACTATCTAGTATAGTTAGTAATACTGTTCCGCCACCCTTCCATATAGGAGTCACTTTAACAGCCCCTACACCTTCTATTTCATGTACCTTTAACTTATAATCAGAAATATTACCACCATAGGCTTTCATATTAAAGCTATCAAAATATCTCTTTCTTAGCGCTTCCGTTTCTTCTTCATCACGACCTGGAATTAAGAGTTCTATTATTTCAGCACGTCCTAACCCATTTATGTAATCAATAGGAATTATTTTCCCTGTTTTTTCATTTCCTATTCTTCCTGAATTCTCACATTTTAGTTCGTATTCATAAAGATTTGTAGTTGTATTGTGTTGGATGAATTTTATTACTATATAATTCAAATCTTCCAAACTGAAACGACTTCCCAATGGAACTTCAATATCAAAAACACCTTTTAACACAGCTTTACTCGCTTTATATGGAGATATTCCACGTTCTGAAGCTCTACGTATTAAATTTTCTCTACTTGCGGTATCTCCAAATGTTTCCTTAATAAAATCTTGGAGCACGAAATACATACTTTCTAGTTCCATTGCAGCAGGAGCTAAGGCATCCCATATTACAGAACCTTCTCTCTTATCCAAATTGTTAGGGATTCTTGTAAGCATTCTTTCCATTATTTTTTCATAAGTTATCACTTCAAACATAACAACCTCCTTCCTTAAATTATCGCTACCGATAATCCATTATCGATTTGAATTTTTCCAAACAATGTTTCGGCAACAAATTTTTTTATAAGTACTGTTCCTCTTTCATTCTCGGTATCAAATTCAAAACTATGTACCGCTGTTATTCTATTATCCTGAAGCAATGCTTCTGATATTCTACGTTCGAGTTCAACAATACAATATTCGACAGGCATTCCGAATAAATCTTCAAGCTCAATTCCATAATTCCAAGAATATATTATATATTTATACCGTTCTGTACGTATTATTTTATATATTGCTTGTTCCATTGCTTTTTGACTATCTACAAATCCTAGAATATAATTTCCCTTGTAAAGTTCCATCTTATATGTTTTTGTAGGCTGTTCTCTCACTGTTACATCTGCACTTATTTCAATCTTTGGTATCATAACCACTCACCTTCTGTTTGCGGGTCATCAATTCTGTCAAGAACAATGAATTTTTGCCCCCCTTGTTGTCTTATTAGTAAAACACCTTCTCCGATTTTTAGCCCATTATGAATTGTTATTTTCTTTCGTCCTTTATATTCATGTTTATGTTTTTTTATGTCAGTCACCGCACCCTCGACAACTTCTGTTTCCTCTGTTGAATGTCCTACGGTGATGTCTACTTCATAATCTTTTACTAAATGTGTCAAAATAAGTTCATCTTCCTCTAAAGCAGGTACGTTTACATCGAGTCTTATGGTAAGAGGGGATGTACTCTCTACTTTCCCTGCATAAATTTCAGAAGGTTTATTATACTCAACAGCATTATTTATCATCTGTTTGAGTGCTCGTTCTAGTTTCGCCATCGTGTCCTTCCTCCTTACCTATAGTTCCTTCAAGATCCAAATCCATAAAATATTCCTTGAACCCAAATTTATGTGTAACTTTATCAACTAACATATAATTTGCAAGTTTAAATTCAGCAACATCCATGTAAACGATGAAAGAAGAACCGCCACGAATTCTAACATCTCCAAATATTCCTTTAAGTTTTAAAGTTTTTGTTCTTTGATTATAATATTTGAGCATCTTATTAGCACGTTCTCTTCTTTCCGCTTCTGTCGCATTACTTCTGTTTACTTTTTCAAAATATTGCAAAAGTCCCCATTTAGTGATATTTTCACTATCAAATACTTGATATTTCTCAAGTTTTTTCTCCTTATCATTTACATAGTCAAGTACAACTTGATTGTACGTTTCTTTGTCTATACTACTTTCAAAGTCAAAATCCTTTCCAGAAGTATTATCAAATATCAAATCTTTTATTTTTAAAGTTTCAGTCTCTTTTAATGTTAATTTTCCGTAATCATCATAAATTACATATCTTTTCTCAGTAAATCTTAATGTATCACTTAAAGCTCCTTGAATCATGTCAATTAAAGTTGTTCCATCTTCACGCCTTTTCTCGAATACATGTTCAGTATCTTCTATTTCTCCGATTGTGAGTTTAAAATCTTCCGCAATCATTTTAATAATTTCACTTGCTTTTTTACCTTTAAAAACGTAATAAGCTTTACTTTTTAAATATCTTAATTGATCATAAGCTGTAATTGATACTATTTTATCTTTTCCAAGTTTTCGAGTAAATACATACCCTAAAAATACATTTTGTCCACGATATTTTAAACTTACTTGATCTCCCTCCTGAACTTTTTCATCAAATATCATCTTGAACGTCAATTTTCCTGGAGCTGCCTTTCTTTCTAGAGTTAATTCTATGCTGTTTGTAACAAGTGGTGAAACTATTGTTTTAGTAGTCTGGCTTGCAATTACCAACTCAATATCCTTCTCCATTTCATAACTTTCCTCATTTGGTTTTGACATGAATGATTTTATTTTTTGCGATATATTTTCAAGCATTTTTACCACAACCTTAATTTATCTGATACAAAACCTGTAAGAGACGAAATCCCATTTACTTCAATAACAGTTTGAAGCTGGTCAAGACCACCAGTTTCATTCCTAATAACTTGCCATATTTTATCTCCATATTTCATTTCTTTTATTCGACTTTCCACTTTATCTGTCCACCTTTGATTTTGAATACTCATAGTTCCATCAGCATTTTTTATATATTGTTTTGGTCTAGGGTCAATAAATTCTTTAAATTTAATATCCACATAAACATCCATTCCTTCTTCAGCATCTTCTTCTACACTAAAATCTTCAATTGATACCTTGAGATTAGTGCTAAAATAGGCACGACCAGAATTTGGATAATTCCTAATTATTATTAGTTGGAATGGTTTTGCCCTTTTCTTTAAGTTTTTCAATTTATTTAGATAATAGCTTGGTCTTTGATAGAACCCTAAATATCTAGCAAATGGATAACGTTGGGATGGAAGCATAAATTTAAAACTTATTTCTTGCAGACCCTCCTGTTTTAACATATTAAATTCTGCATCATTTATTAAATTTATAACATTGTTCATATTCTTATGCGTAACAGTAACAGAGGAAGGTGCTACAGGTAAAAGCACCCTATCAATATAAAATATATAACCTTGTGTTCTCATTAATCGTTATGCACCCCTTCCGCTGCGGTATAAACGTGTTCTGCTAATCTTTCTCCAAGAGCGTCTATAAAATCATCCGCATCTGCTTCTTTTGAAATATCATTATAATTTGTCATATCTATTTTTATCTCAGCGGTAGTAAATTTATTTACATATTCTTTTTCGGCAACATCTCTCAGATATTTCATATCTTCATCCATATCTGTCATTTTATCAGCCATTTTACCTGTATTGTCAGCAGTTCTTTTACTATGTGGATCTTTTTTATCTTTTCCTCCACCACCTTCGTCTCCTCTACCCTTACCACCGCCGCCATCTTTACCGCCTTTTCCTTTGTCTCCACCTTTTCCTTTATCTGGCACAGGTTTGTCTTTTCCTATATTTGTTAAACTATCCTTTGTCTTATTAAGTCCATCAGTTAATCCTTTTACACCTTTTCTAACATCATTTTTTCCTTTGTCAAAGTTTGCATTAGGATTAGTAAGTTTTGTACCAGCCAACTTCCCAGCACCATTCATAACACCTTCCATTAACCCTGAAGGATTAGCAAACCCTGCATATCCAAATTGAGGTGCCTGTTTTTGTGCCACTTTAACACCATTAGCATCTCCATAAGCCATAGCTTGAATATGTTGAGCTGGAGTAAACGAAGCCCCACCTCCACCAACTCTACCAACACTTATGCTAAGAGCTCCGCCATTTGAAAAATGCGTACCAATAACAGAATCTACAACCTTACCAATTTCATTTAACCCTCGTAAAAATCCATTAACAAAACTTTCAACCATTTTTGCCAGAGAATTTATGGCATTGGCAAAAGCATTGTGAAATCCGTTTGCAACTGTTACCGCAGCTCTTCCTATTGCGTTGTATCCATCTATAAATCCATTTGCGACTCCTATAAAAAAATTATAAATTCCTTTTAAAATATTACATATCGTGACTTTCAGCCAAGCCCAAACCATTGCGGCATTATTAACAAGCCAGTACCACGCTTGCAAAAGTATGTTTACAAGCCACACTCCCGCATTCCATATCCCTATAAAAACATTTATCACTAAAGCACCAAGGGCAATAAAAGCTATTATGACTACTGAAACAAAGACAACTATTATATCCCAAATTATGATAAATACGTCCACAACAACTGCACATAACCAGTACCACATTCCACCAATTGTTTCCAATGCACTTTGAGTTCCTGTCGCCCATTGTACAGTAACAACCAAAGCCCATAGTATAACTACTATTAGCCCAATTATGATTGCCACAAGCCAAGTTCCAGGAAATGCCCAAGCTGCTTCATTTGCTGCAGTTTGAGCCGCAGTATAGCCGTAAAGAGCAAATGTTAAAGCAATTTTAGCTACTGTTAAAATAGTTGTTGCTACATTTAGGGCCGTTTTAGCCGCTACATTTAACCATTCTAAAGCTGTGGAAATTCCTTGCCAAATTACATAAGTCATTAGTGCAGCTGTAACTCCATAAATTATTGGACTTATTACTAACCAATTATCTGCTATAAATTTCCC